TGCTGAAGAAGGTAGCAATTGATGTAAAGGAGGCAGAGTAATGGCAGAAAAGAAAACCCCTGCGAAAGTTGCGGGAGTCATATTGAAACCCATTGAGGAATGGAAGAAAGAATATAAGGTCAGGAATGCTGTGTTCGAGGGGATGAAAGCCGCAAACGGCTGGAGGAATGGCAAGCAGGTTGCGGAAAAGGATTTTGAAGCTGCGCACCATGCTTTTACACATGGGGCGGCAGACGGGAGATAGGAGGAATGCTATGAGGGATATTAACCTGAAAGTTGAGGATGGGAATCTCGGGTTTGCAGATTCTACGGGGACAGGGACCCAGATAAAGATCGGGGTGTCAAATGTTCAGAGCAAAGAGCCAATCCTGATCACCAGTTCTATGAGCGCGGATAATATTAAATTAAAGCTCGGAAATACGCCGCTGGCAGATGCCTGTATAGATTCTGTAGAAAACGGTGCCGAAATTATTTATTGTATCGGCGTCAAGGAAAGTGAGGCTGGGGGTGTCAGTGACGCGGAGGCAAATGCAGAGGGGAAAGGGCTTTTCCGGGCAAGTGGGAAACCCCATAATGATTATGATATTGTTGTGGAGATTACGGAGACCGGAGACTGCAATGAAGCCTGCTACCGATACTCTATAGATGCAGGAAATACATTTAGTGAAGAATATACGATCCCAGTGGACGGACAGGCGGAACTTCCGGAAACAGGTGTATCTTTAATATTTACAGATGATGCTGAGGGAGCGTCCTTTAAGGAGGGAGATACTTACAGATTTTCCACAAGGGGACCAGCAATGAGCAACAATGACATACTGGATGCCGTGGAGAGGTTGAAGAACCTGAACTTAGAGTTTGAATTTGTGCATATTGTTGGAACAACAACAAAAGCACTATGGGCAGCGCTGGCAGTTGAGGCGAAGGATTTTTTAGAAGTTTACAAACGCCCCCTGTTTTTTGTATGTGAGGCCCGCAGGCCAAATGAAGATGAACCAATCAAAGAGTATGTTGCAGCGCTGGAGGAGGCTCGGAAAGGCATTGGCAGTATGTATCTCCAGGTAGTCAGTGCAAGGGGAAGATATGCGCGGATGGATAAACGTGAGCAGGATATCAACCTTGCCGGAATCGTTACAGGATTGTATTGCAAAGCAAAGGAAAGCCAGAGCATCGGTGAGGTGAGAAGTTTCCAGATATCAGAGGATAAGCTTTTACGGTTACTTCCAGAAGGGATTGAGGAGTTCACAGATAGACTGGATGAAAGCAGGTATCTGACCTTCCGCCAGTATGTGGGGCTTGGCGGATACTTTGTGTATAATGCCAGGATGATGTCTGCTGATGGGAGTGATTTCCGTTATGCGGAAGATACCCGTGTCATGAACCGTATCGTGAATGAGGTTCGAAAAAAGGCAATCAATGAGCTGCAGGCAGAGATTGATCCCGGGGCTGTGGATGTAAGCATCGCGGTAATCCAGGCAAGACTGCAAGCGCCGATTGAAGAGGCGGTCAGGGATAAGGTTATAAGTTCCGGAAATGTGACCATTGATACGGAGAACTTAAATATCCTTGTTGATGAAACATTAAATGTCAGGGTTGCTTATGTTCCTATGGGGCATGTAAAGGAGATAAATATTACGTTCGGGCTAGTGAACCCGTATGCGGGATAGGTGGTGGAATATATGACAAAACAGTTGATCAATGGGAAGGGCTATGACTGGTCATCCGTTACCATCAACATGCCTGGTCTTGATTACCTAGAACCGACCAAGATTGAATATGACGGGGAACGGGAAACAGAGGTAAGGTATGGAAAAGGTGGAAAAGAACGCGGTTATGGGACAGGAAATCAGAAACATTCGGCGAAGATTGAGATGGCGGAAGAAGATTTCGACGAATACTGCAGAGTGGCAAAGTCAAAGGGATATAGCAGCCTTTATGACTTTGTAATGGATAAGGTGACGGTATCTTATGCCGATGCGGGGGCGCCGATCCAGACGGATGTGATTAACAAGCTGGTGTTAAACAAATGGGGGAAGGCAGCCTCTCAGGGAGACAAGGGCTTTAATGTCAGTCTGGAATTTAGCGTGATTGGCGGGATAAAATTGGGTGATATCGAAGCATAGTTTCAGAATAAATGACAAAAACAGGAGGACTATACGATGGAAGTAATCAATGAAATGACTGAAAAAATGGAGAGTGGACAGGCGGAGACGGTTTTCAATGGGCAAAAGAACCTAGGCGGACAGGAAAAAACACTGTCTGTTGAGCGGCTTAAAGAAAAATATTCGGGGAATGGAGAGAAGGTGTATACCGTCAACACCAGTGTAATGATTGATGATGATACTGATAAGGAATTCTCTTTTGTGTTTGTAAAACCGAAGACAGCATCCTATGACCGTTATGTGAAGATGATGTCCAATTCAGCAACGAAGGCAGCCAGGGCATTTTCGATGGATAACATTGTTCCGGAGCAGAGAGATTTTCTTGCGGACACCTTGAATGAGTATCCGGCAATGTCTATTAGTTTGGCAGACAAGTTGCTTAAGATGCTTGGGCTTGCGGATACTACATCTGTAAAAAAGTTGTAGACGGGTATAAGGAAGAAATCCGGGATAATTTTATCCAGTGCGGGATTTTGCTGGTGCATAAATATATCCCGGAGAAAGCCCTCCCGGAAAAAGTGCGTGATGGCTGCTACGAAGAGGTGCCAGTAGAAGAGTTTATTGAGTTGATAGCAAAAGCGGATCTGATGCGTGAGCTTGTGGTTGAAGATATCCGTATAGGGTTCTTGAAAGCAGTAAAAGACATGTGCGACGACGGATAAGGAGGTGGTACAAGTGGCGATGGAGTCCGTATATAAACTATCCGTCATCTTAAACATGGTTGACCGTATGTCAGGACCTTTAAGGGATTCCGGGCAGAGGACGCAGGATATGGTCAAAAAGATGCACGATGCTTTTGGGACGATGCAGAAGGCTGGAGGTATCATGGTCAGTGCCGGGACTGCGATTGCTACGGCAGCTATGACAACAGTTACAGCCACATTCGATACCCAGAACGCCTTGGGCGAGCTTTCTTCCCTTGGGGTAAAAGACCTGTCGGCAGTTGAAAAGGCGGCTAAAAATTTTTCCGACCAATGGGCAGGTACGACGAAGTCAGATTTTATAACAGCGGCTTATGACATCAAATCCGGCATTGCATCCCTGACGGATGAAGGGGTTGCAAAGTTCACCGAGCTTTCCGCGCTTACCGGAAAAGCGACCAAGTCTACGACAGAAGAGATGGGGTCTCTGTTTGCGACAGGGTATGGTATTTATAAAGGGATGTATGAAGATCTGTCTGATATGGAATTCGGGGAAGTGTTTTCCGCGGGAATCTCCACGGCAGTTAAAAACTATAAGACATCCGGATCAGAAATGTCGAGCGCGATATCTGCCCTGGGAGCTACGGCTACAAATGCGAACGTATCCTTTGAGGAGCAGTTAGCTATCCTGGGACAACTCCAGACTACAATGTCCGGTTCTGAGGCGGCGACAAAATATAAGAGTTTTCTGAACCAGGCAGCATCTGCGGGTGAAAAACTGGGGCTGAAATTTACAGACACGAATAATCAACTGATGTCCATGCCGGAGATACTGACCGCACTGAAGGGCAAATATGGGGAAACCATAGACGCTGTGGAAAAGCAGGAGCTGAAGACTGCCTTCGGGACAGATGAGGCAGTTGCAGCGATCGATCTTCTATACAACAACGTGGATACGCTGAAGGGCGGTATCAAGGATCTGCATTCCAGCATGAAGAAAGGCGTATCCGTGACGGAGGAGATGGCCCAGGCCATCCAGAACACACCGGAGCAAAAGTTTGAACGGTTAAAGCAGCAGATACATAACAATGTAGAGGAGCTTGGCAGTAACCTGATCCCGGTATTTAATACCACAATGGATAAAATGAGCTCGGTGATTTCGAAAGGTTCGGAATGGGTCAGCAATAACCAGCAGCTTGTGGCAATGATCATGCAGATTGTCCTCGGGCTCTCCATATTTCTTGGGATAGCCGGGAGTGTCCTGATGGTTGTCGGGACACTGGGCAAAACATTTCTGATGGTAAAAAATGCAGCATCAATAGCGGGGGGCGCTATGGGAGGGCTTAATGCCACATTTTTAGCATCCCCGGTCACGTGGGTAATCGTCGGGATCGTGGCTCTGGTTGCGGCATTTATGTACCTTTGGAAACGTTCAGAGGCATTTCGGGGGTTTTGGACCGGCTTGTTTAACCAAGTGAAAGGGGCTGTCATAGAGGCGAAAGCCCAGATATCCCCGGTATTGTCGGAGGTCGGACAGAACCTTATGGCGCTGTATCATGCGGCGCAGCCCATCCTTCAGATCATTGGCGTTATAGGGGCAGCTGTGCTTACCGTGGCAGCCGGGATTGTTATAGGGGCGATCCAGGGCGTATTGGCAGCGCTGGCACCGATTGCAGGTGTCGTGTCTAATATAGTATCATTTGCCACGAACGTAATAAAAGCAATAGCAGCGTTACTAAACGGTGACCTGACGGGAGCACTTGGATATGCTGGGGCCGCAATAGAGAATCTGCAAAATATTTTTCTTGGTGTATTTGATGCAGTCTTATCATTCGCCGGAGGCTTTGCATCTGGATTCCTGGGAGTGATCGATGGCGCATTATCTGCAGTAGGGGTCAATGCATCCGGGAAATTGTCGGCGATTAAAAATGCAATCACATCAAAATTGTCCGCCGCTTCAGCGGGAGCCCAAAATGCGATGAATGCATGGCGGGCAGGGACACAGAGCACGTTATCGGCGATGGTGAATGTTTACCGTTCGAAAGGCGGAGGGATGAAAGGTGCTGTATCAGCAGCAATGACAGGAGTGACAGGGCTTTTTAAGACTGGATATGCTACCATCAATACCCTGACAGGCGGCAGGCTGGGGGCGGTGGTAAACACCGTGAAATCGAAAATGAATGGGGCAAGGGACGCCGTAAAGAATGCGATTGAAAGAATGAAATCAGCCTTTAAGGTGACCTTCCCCAGGCTTAAGATCCCGATGCCAAGAATAAGCACATCCGGGAAGTTCAGCCTGAACCCGCCAAGTACGCCGAAGTTTTCAATCAGTTGGCATAAGGAAGGCGGTATCTTAAACAGCGCGGCGTTTATCGGGGCATCCGGAAATACATTGCATGGAGCCGGGGAGGCCGGTGCGGAGGCAATCCTTCCACTGTCTGTCCTTTGGACAAAGATGAAGGAACTCATGACAGGGATTCTCCAGAATGACGATCGGCGCGGAGAGCGGTTTCATGGACAAGGGATTGCCAGTGTGTTGTTTGGGAAAAAAGAAGGTATCCAAAAGAAATCATCTAAGAAACCTGAAAAGGACACAAAAGATGTGAAAACAGATGGGCGGCGTACCTATATCCAGACGTTAAATATCCGGGTGAATATGAAAGATTTAAAGGATTTCCGGATGCTGGAGCGGCTGATTGATGAATTGAAGGATGTCCAGAATCAGACAGACAGCGATGAATTTGTGACAGAATAGGAGGATATGGGATGTTATATATAACAGATGATATTATCAGGCTCGGGGGCGTTATGCTCCCGGGGCTGGTGCAAAGTGTGAATGTCCAGGAATCAGCCAACATCCATACACCGCAGGATGATACAGGTGCAGTTAATTCAGCGCAGCCAAGGGGATATGACATATCAAAAATTACGGTGGAGGTCATCCTGGAGGCAACGGTCTCCCAGACGGTGGAGCAGATGATACGTACCTACAAATTGTTATTTCAAAAGCCGGGACAGACTTCTGCGAAAAAGATGGCAATCGTTAATGCAGACTGTGCAGCCCATGGGATTACCAGTGTATATTTTAAGGCTTTTGAAACGAAAAATGTCATATCTGAGAGCAGTGTGACGGCAACATTGGAGCTCTGGTCACCATCAGCATTTGTTGCGGTAAAGGTAGTTAAGAAGTCAAAGAAAAAGACCAGCAAAAAGAAATCTTCTAAAAAGAAAACGAAGAAGAAAAAATCGAAAAGCGCTGCCAAGGATAAGAGGAAAACAGGAAAAGCCAAGAAAAAAGCCAGGAAAATAACAAAGAAATAAGGTGGCAGAATGGGAGAGACGAGGCTGAACACCCCGAAGTTTCGAGTTACAATCGGAAACTATGAAATAAAAGACGGGATTAAAGTAGAATGTTTTTCGGCAAAAGCTTCTAAATGTGACTGGGGGACGGTGGAACTGTCCCCGGAACTGGAAGAACTCATCAGAATAAAAGATGCGGATGCAGCAAGGATCGAACTGGGATATGAAGAGGATTATGATACATTGCTGGACGGATATGTAAGGAAAAATGATTCAGGCATATTGATCCGGGATGATATGGTGAACCTGGAAAGCTTGCGGATAAGGGCAACCTTTCTGGATGTATTCCCGCAGGATATCATCCGGTACGTCTTAATGCAGGCAGATATTTGTGATTATGAGATTTCAGCTCATGGTTACGGGAAAAAGGAAGTTGTATCAATTGACCGGAAAAATGGTCCGGAAACAATCGCGGAAGTAAACGCCGTGTGGGGAATCTCAGAACCATATTATTTTAAAAATAAAAGATTCTACTGGGGGAGCAAGGATGTGCAGAAAGACATGTACATACTGGAAGAGGGGAATACAATCCTCTCCTTGAAAAAATATGGAACCTTATGGGAGGCGGAAACATTGGCAGTTCCATGGATCCACCACAGCCAACTTATAGAAGTGAGGCACAGCCGTTTTTCAGGGATTGCAGAGGTGGAAAAGACAATAATCAAGGCGGACAGTGCAGGTGCAGTACATATGTATATCTTATTCAAAGGAGGAAGTAATGTCTGATATGTTAAAGACTTTTGTAGATCAGGAAATGGACCGAAGGATCTACGAGGCGTATCCGCATCTGCGATATCCCATGGCAGTATATGCGAAAGTTATAAGGGCAGAAAGAGATGAGGGAGAAACTTATAGGTGCATTATCAGAATACTTGACAAAAACAGGAAGGAAGATGCGAGTTTCCCGGAGATTCCCAGAGTGCTGACTTATGTTCCCTGTAAAGCGGGGGACGTTGTGGCAGTGGTCTTTCTATATGGAGATATCATGCCCTATATCATAGGGAGGGCAGCTTTATGATGTTAGTTGATTTAGAATCTGATGATATAAAACTTGATGAAAGAGGACAGCCGGTAATCAGCAACGATGGGGACTTCGCGCTTGTTTCCGGTGAAAAATGCTTTCTGCAGGATTTGAGGAATGAAATACTAACAGAGCAGGCAGAGTTGTTTTATGAAGATGAGGATGAAGATGACAGTTATGGATTCGGGCTGCTGGAATTTAAAAATGAAACATACAGTGAATTCCTGGGGCTGGAGATCGAGCGGCGAATTAAAGAAAAGCTAAAAAAGCGGGAAGAGATAGACCCGGCCAGTATCAGTACGGAATTGATACAGGCAGGGGACAAAATTAAGATAACCATACATTTTAAATTAAAAGAAACTGATGAGGAATATGATGCGGAGATCAGCGAAAACCGGGTGGAGGTGGTCAAAGAATGATAGATGAGGAACTGCTTGATAAAATTATCCCGTTGCCGGATGAGGAAGAGGAGATGGAGAAAATCCAGGAAGAGCTTGAAACAGAAGGATTTGCAATATCAAATTTTTCAAAAGGCGGAATTTTCTACCACCTGGCGAGACTGCTGGTCACACTTTACATAGAGCTGAAAGAATTTGCAAGGGAGATTTTAAATGACTGCTTTATCCAGCATGCATCTGGAGACTGGCTGGACATCAAAGCTGCTGACTTTTCCAAACAAAGAAAAGAAGCAATGCCCGTAAGGGGATATATAACGGTATATAGGTCAGAATATTCCAATGCACTGCAGATTACCAAAGGGCACTGCTTTAAGACAAAAGCGGATGTGGCAGGTATAGAGCTGAAATATTATGTAGTAGAAAACACAGTGATCGGTGCGGGGGAAGAGACGGGAAAAGTACTGGTAGAGGCGGAAGAAACAGGCGCTTATTATAATATATCACCCGGCAGAATCACAGAGACAATGATTCATCTGGAGGGGGTTGACCATATAGTCAATGAAGAAGGGTGGATTTATGAGGAGGGAGCCGATGAGGAAGAAGATGAGGCATTCCGAGCGCGGATACTTTCAAGCTGGTCGGAGCTGTCAACTATAACCATAGAAGAAAAGCTTAAAAATGCCGTCATGGGAGTAAATGGTGCCTTGAACGTAAAGATTGATACACAGCATCCGCGGGGACAAGGGACGGTGGATGTCATCATTACAGGAACTGCAGGGGAAGCATCGGAGAAATTAATCAAGCATGTAGAGGCGGCAATCCTACCATTAAAGGGGCAATATGAAGATTACCTTGTAAAGTCGGCGGAGATCGTGCCGCTGGATTTTAATTTGATTATTTATCTGGCTGAAGATGCAGTGACAGATGGGGTACAACAACAAGCACAGAATGTAATCCAAGACTTGATGAAATTAACAGGCACTGATACGGAAATGAATACATTGTATCATGATAGTATTATTTATGCGTTAAGCAGCAATATAAAGGATTACAGAAAAACGGATATCTTACAGCCGGCAGAGGACGTGGTGCTAGAAAAAGAAAAAGTCCTTACTGCAGGAGAAATTCATATCAAGGTAAGAAAGATTGGGCAGGAGTGATGATATGGACAGTTTTGTAGAGTACATGTGGTATCTTCTGACTACACCATTTAAGATGGTGAGGAAATCCATCAACCAATGGTATATATTTTGTAAAGTATTTGGACGAAGGTTTGACGAAGCCCATGAGGACATAATGAGAGCCAGAGATGAAGGGATGGTTGCAACTTGTTGCGATGATATGCTCAGAGTGCATGGAGCAGAGCGTGGTATGGCAAGGTATGATGGGGAAGATATGGAAAACTTTCGTACTCGGATTGCTATGTATGAAGAGGTTTGTGCCCTTGGCGGATTAAACGCAGGTATTATACTGGCTTTATCATCATTGGGGTACGAGGAAGCATCTATCAGGAGTATGCCGGAACATACCGGAGATACTACACGTTGGGCGGAGTTCATGGTGCTGATCCGGATGGAAGCCGGAATGGAGCACCCGGCGTCCCTCGCAACCGTTAAAAAGACGGTTCGCCGCTGGAAGGAAGCGGGGGCAAAGGATAATTACCTTTTCAACTATCTGATTATCATATATGAAATGGAAGAGATTGAGCATATCATCCATTATGTGGAAGATATAGACTATTATAATTATGATTCGTTAGATGGAACGTACTTAATTGATGGCCAGCATTTCCTGGATTCAAATATTGTTGAATTTGAATGCCGTTGGAATGGAAAGGAGACATGATGGATAAAAGTGTGATTACAAATATTGCCAGACAAAAAATGGCAAAAGCAAGGTATGATGGGACACCGATTGAAAAAGTAAAGTATATTGCTTTAGGAAATGGTGGGGTCAATGCAGCAGGCGAAATAATTTATCCGTTGCCTGAGAATATAAAGTTAAAAAATGAGCTAATCCGAAAAGAATACGATTCCTGTAAAAAGTTATCGGAGACATCTTATGAATATGCGATAGAATTGGGAACAATGGAACTTGCAGGTGAATTTATATCAGAGGCAGCATTGATTGATGAAGCGGGGGATGTCATTGCCTTTGCTAATTTCCTCGCGAAAGGAAAAGATGAAACAGAAGTGATATTTTCAATCAGAGATAACTATTAAGGAGTGAGGAGTGGATAAGCATGGGGCTGTTTGACAAAACGCCAAAGTATGATATTGATTTAGAGAAATTTGAAACCAGCGAACCAAATCATGCAAACGTATTTAATAAAAGGGTAGAAAAGCTCATACAGTCTCTGGAATGGATGAAAGAGAATACACTTACAAAGGCGCATATCATCCGTTCAACAGAGATTGAGGAAGATGGGCACCTGATGGACGGGAAAATTTTATCGGAGTTTTTAAAAAACCTTGTGAATTCTTGGGATACAAAATTGACGGAAGCATTAAGGAAAAAGGTAGATTGTGTTGACGGAAAAGGGCTGTCCGCGAATGACTTTACAGATGGACTAAAGGAAAAGCTTGACCAGATATCCGCGGCTGCCAATAAGTACATTCATCCAATACATACCAGTTATGATTCCGGACTGTATAAGATTCAAGTAGATGAAGAAGGGCACATCGTATCTGCGGAGCTTGTGACGAAAGAAGATATAACAGAACTTGGGATTCCGGGGCAGGATACAAATACTACATATGGATTGGTATCAACAGAAGCGGCGGGATTAGCGCCTAGAAGAACCGGGACAACTACAAAGTATTT